ACTCCACATTTTAATACCGGAGTTGATGACACTGATATTTCGCCTGACACTAAATTTACCGCCTGTTCTATTGGGGAACCTATACTATGTTCTTGTGCACTTTGATTAATTTTGGGCATAAGCTGCTAATCCAAATCTTTCTTTTATGATATCAATTGTTGCTTGAGCCTGTTGTTCAACACTCATTGAAGATGAGTCTATTACAGCTGATGCCGAGCTTGCAAATATTTCAATCTCTTTTTCCGACTTATGAGACATCTGCTCATCGGTCATGTATACGCCATCTCTATTAAATATTCTATCTCTTCTAACTTCGGGAGAAGCATCGTAAACAATGAGCATGCTGTTTGGCAGTTTCAAGATTGCTTCTGCCTCATTTTGAAATCGAACATCTGATATTAGTATACAGTATGGTTTTTCTTCTTCTTCATCAGAGATACTTTTAGTATACTCCCTAAAGAGTTGATAAGACTTTCTAACTCCCCATTTAGCAAAGCATGCAGGATCAGATTCTCTGCATAGATCTCCAACTTCCTGAAGAAAAGATCTAGGTTTTGACCCGGCAAATGATAATGGTTTATTAGCAATAGCTTTTGTTAGGGCTACAAATGATTCGTAGTCTGGAATATTGCCAAGCGGAGAACTTCCATAAAGGTCATACAGAGTTTCATGAATGTTGAATAACTTTCTTGATTCAGAATTAGTTCCTTCTATTTTAGTTCTAATAGAAAAGAACTCATAAATTGGCATCGCAAAAAAGATATGCTCCCACACTACTCCGCCTTTAGAAGAGGCAAAGGATGCTTTTGGAACGATAGTCTCAGCTGCTGAGGTCTTGCCTGTCGCTGCCATGCCTGCTAGCCCAACTACTATTGGATAATTTGGATTGTAAATGTTTGACATGTTTCTATTATAGCACCTTATTGTTTTCTTTTTTCTTTAACTCCAATTGATCAAGAAATTGTTTTGCCAAAGCATCAGGTTCCCATACAAATTTTCTGGGAACCTGCACAATTCTAAAATTATATTCTTCTCTTATATCTTGAACAGTCATAAGTAAAGGCATCAGCGCTTCGTTTTTGCATTTCCATTTGCCATTTATGTGATTAGCAACAACAGCAGAGTCTGTGTATAGTATTGGATCTAAAAAATCTGACATAGAACATATTAATAAGGCTGCTATTATAGCCTCATACTCTGCTTCGTTATTACTTCTAGGGCCTAACCCTCTAGCAAACTGTGCTACTTTTTTTCTATTTTTATATACAACTACAGCACAAGCTGCTTCTCCAATTTTCTTTTGACCTTGCCCTCTTGATGCTCCATCACAAAAGACTTCAATGTTCATATGCTTATATCAAAAATAATGTTATTTTTTTTAGCATACTCTTTGAGTCTTTTTTCTCTTGATGGAGAATCAGCAAAGTGAGTTGTAGTCAATAAGTATCTTTGACCGTTGTATTCTATTTGAGTTGGGAAATCTAATGAATCTCTTTTTAAGGAGAATAATTCATCAGGGGAATTGACGGACTTATATTGTCCAATAAACATATTTTTCATCAGTATGTACTAAAGTCACTTTCTAGGTATGATCCTTTTTCTTCTCTAGAATAAGCTATTTGCATAGACTGCATCTTGTCTATGAGCTTTCTAGCTGACTCTGAGGCTATTCTTGCTGCACCTTCCATTGATTCAGCTAACTGAACAATTGATTCTGCCGTAACCATTTCAGTATACTGTTCTTCTGCAGCTTCAAGCGCATTAGCTTCTCTCTCAGCTTCATTCTTCCCAGTTCTATTTGATTTATAAATCTTCTTATATCTACCTTCGCAAAGTTTATGATGCGCTCTAGCCATGCCTGCAAATCTAGTAACTCTACCATACACGTTTGAGGTTCTAGCTACAAGTGAGGCTAGATCAGCCATTGTCATATCGACAATATCTATCTCTGGAATGCTAACGAAATATTGGTCGGCTAAATCACCAGTTCCATATGCGCTAATGATTTCTGTTATCTGTGGACTTAAGAAGTCTGACAGTAACTGATTTAATTTTTCAATCGATTGAATGTTCATTTTTACCTAGCTTAAACATCTTAATAAGGTCTTCCATATTGTTCTCTATTATAGCATCACGTATTTTGATTTTCACCTTTGAGATGTGTTCTCTTACAGTATTGGGATGTTCGGTTATAATCTGAGCTATCTCTGAGGATTTTTTTCCATCAACAAATTTCCATTTTATTAATTGTCTTTCTTGAACAGTAAGCCTATTGTATGGGGCATGGCAATCTTCTCCCATGACCCACATCTCATTGACCTCCTGAGTGCCCAGCATGTCGTCTATGGAGTACTCAACTGGAGGAGCCTTAAACCCTGGCTTAGCATCACTATCATCATCTGATGAATTGTCCTCATCAGATAAAAGTGGGAAGGACTTTCTGCCAAGTTGATCAATAAGAAATGTGTCAACATTTTTCTTTAATAGGTAAAAAAAATAACTATACAAAAAACCACTAAACGGAATAGGTCCTTTTTCAGAATCCCTTCTTTGGTATCTAGTAATACATTGGAAGAATGTAGTATTAACTGTCTGTCTTACATCTTCTTCGTCACCATATCTTTTTGCCATATAAGTAATACCGTCGTAGGCATTCGTTTATGTGTTTGTATCCAGCTTGATTTAATTGATTTTTCATTAGATTAAATCTAACAAAACTATCTTTAACAAAGAGCGATGTGAATCTCCTAATATCATAGTCAGATAGGTTATATTTTCCATAGTATAAAAGTGTTACATATTTTGTTAAAAAGTTATTAAACACTTTAAGTAATTCATATTGAGCGCTTGAACTTCCACCCTTTGCTTTAGCGATTAAATCTTGCATCTCGTCTTCACTTAACGTATAATATTGTTCCTTATAAGAGGCCATTTACTTTCCTTCCCAATTGGGTATCTTATCAGCATAAAAAAATCTAATGTCTTCATAAAAGATAACCTTTGGTATTTCAATCTCTGCAGCAAATTTTTTTCCATCAGTTGAATATTTACTAATAATAAAAGTAAGCTTACTGAATTCCTCTTCATAATATCTTTTAAATCTTTTAAGTTTTATCTTGCTTTTTTCATCTAAGTAGCCTTTTAACTCCACCCATTCAGTAGTTTTGTTTACGTAAAAATCTGGGGTATAGGCTTTTGTACCTCTTTTAATTGGAAAAGGAAAAACAACTGGCTCAAAGTCATACTCAATGTTATATATCTGCAGAATCCTGGCAAAATTTGCTTCCCAGTTAGATCTAAAGCTACCACCTAAATCCGCTCTATAGCCAGATTTGGTGTTTTTATACGCATTACCTTTACCGGTAATTTTTTTAGCAGATTCATTTTCTAATATTTCTTTATCAATATAATCATTTTTAATTTTAGAAAAGTTCGGATGCTTTTTTAATTTAGATCTATCCAAAAAAAACTCTTGTGGAGTTGTTATTTCTGGCTGCTTCATGATAACCTCTATGTCCTTAAGTCATAATAATATTATACTTTACAGGAAATAAAAATACAAGAAAAATTATCAACAGGTTGACAAACCACAAAATAGGAGATATAGTATCACTTATGAACACACTAAACACTATCATCAATAGCATCAATCAGAACATCAACGAGAACGTCATTGACGAACTCAGCAAGGTGGGCTTCAGCCACAAGGAGGCAACAAAGATTGTTGTCGAGAATAACTTCTCACTTGTAGAAGACAGCTTGTCTAACCCAGTTGAAGTATTCTGATCCTAACTTAAACTAAGCTTACTGGCCAGGGGTTCATCCCCTGGCCTTTATGCTTTACCCATTCTTTTTAGTCTGCTCAGCCCAGTAGCACATACTCCTGATTTACCATAGTCACAGAAGGTGCAATTTCTTTCATTTGAAGTGGGGTTAAACGAATTATCCTCTACAATTTTATTAATATTACTAAGTAGATTTACCTTTACTTGCTCTATATCTTCTGGTGAAAATGTGTGTGATTTTCTTTTACCAGATCTTAAGTAGTAAAGCTCTGCCCTAATTGTTTTATCCGGAAAAGCTGTTGATACTGCTAAGGCGTATATGCCAAGCTGAAGATTGTTTGGAAGATCCTTTTGAGTAACTTCCCATTTTCCGGGTCTTGTAGTCTATTATATTTATAGTATCTTCATCATAAAAATCTATTCTATCTATATATCCATTGATGAGATAGTTTCCTAATACAAAACTAAAAGCAAATTCTTTATCATAAATATTAAAAGTATCACCAGAATGTTTATCATAAAATTCATCAAGTATTTCTGAGCCAACTTGGATTAAGTTATCTGGTATGATTCCGGTCGGATCATATGAAGAAATTTGCTTGACGTATTCACCCTGAAGCTCGTTTACATCCATCTGCTTATCGTTGTCTAGGCATTCTTCTAGGACAGAGTGTACAATGTTACCAAGTACAGCAGCATCGTTAAAGGTTCTCGGCTCTTTTTGTACATAAGAGTAGAAGTACTTTGAGGGACACATCTTATATGTATCTATTCTTGAGTAGCTAAAATCAGTTAATGATAATATCTGGAGAGGATCCAACTCTTTGATGGTCCTTACTTTAATTTTGTTCATCTTTTCCATTCGGGCTATATATCATATTTCCATTTTCATCGTATTCGCAACCAGATTCATCAATGGTATGATTATTGTATTTGTTTTTAAAAGAACCTTCACCAACTGGAATCCAGCCTGTTTTTCCTATTTCCATTTGATCATATTCATTATATGGCCAGCTCATAATCGTCTCCTATTTAAAATCTAATTGGCATTCGATAATCTCATCTATATTGATATAGTAATTTAATGCCATATATAGATCATTTAATTCTTTTTTAGAGCAATACAATCCAGCGACTCCGATTTGTAGAAAATAATTATCTACTTGTGAAGAGCCGTCACCATACTCTATTAGCTTAACATTACCTTTTATAACTCTTCCGTTTTCAGATTTCATTAATCCTCATCTACTATTGCTATAGGGTTCCATGTTGGGTCATCTAACTTCTCTCTCATGTCTCCAACGTAAGAGTCCCAGTCTCTTTCATCTTCAGTCTTTTTTACATATTTAACTTCAGCCTTAAAAGGATTACTCTTAAATTTAGTTAATATCAAGCGACCTTCTTTTGTTCTCCATCTAAGAACTCCGTTTTTACAATCGCAAAAATCATCTGGGTCTGGAAGAACCTTAAGCTTTGGATCATATCTTCCACTGCAGTCTGAGCATTTTGAATAACGACCTTTATCTTGACATCTATTGCAGCATGAGCAAAATGTCCAACAAGATCTATTTGAGGGGTTAATTACTACTTGACTTATCATATCCTATCCTAGTCCAACTATTGATCTTAAAGTTTTTTCTACTTTTGTAGAAGTAGTTTTATTGAATTTAAATGTATATTTTTTATTCTCATCTAGCATTTCAAGAAATACTATTGATGAACCATTTGCATTATTAATTATATCATAAAGCGACTGTATGATTTCATTACTTAACAGTGTATTAGATCTTAAAAAGATAGACTTACCACCACTTAAAATAGAATGATCAACTTTTTCTGATGAAGAGTATATAACTTTTACGGCAGAATTTTCTTCATCTCCTTCTTTTGCAATTGAGCCAGACACAATGATTATGTCCCCCTCAGAGAAGAAGTCATCTGGAATATTTTTTGCTTCTTTTGGAAATACAATAACTTCTATTCCTGAAGTAACATCATCTATATTCAGCTTGAACATCTTCATGCCTTTTTTGGTTATCATTTTTTTAACTGAAGTAATGATCCCACCAATTTTTGTTTTAGAACCAGCATAAAGATCTGATAGTTCAAATATTTCGGAATCTATTTTTGGTCTTATGGAATCCCAAATTCCTTCGATAGGATGCCTAGATACATATATTCCTAGTTCATTTTTTTCTCTTTCAAGAATTTCTAATTCTTTTCTTCTACTAATTTCTATTTCTTCATTAATCTGAAACAGTTCATCGAATGCACCTGCTGCACCAAGGTGTTCTAATGTAGATTTTTTAAGAACAGATGTATCAGATCTTCTAAAGAAGTCATGCATAGATGTATAAGGATTGTCTAAGTCTCTACAGGATATTATTGCATCAGCAATTGAAGGTCCTATTCCATTTATAGCTGATAGACCAAAGAGAATCTCAGAGTCAGACACTACGTCAAAGTCATGAAGTGATCTATTGATTGATGGAGGTTGAACTTTTATATTTGTTTTTCTACAGTCAGAAAGATATACGGATGACTTATCTTTATTTCCCGCAACAGAAGTTAAAAGAGCTGCCATGTATTCTGCTACGTAGTGAGTCTTTAGGTATGCTGTAACATAGGAAACCATTGCATAGCTTGCTGCGTGAGCTCTGTTGAATCCGTATCCACCGAAATATTCGATATCAGAAAATATCTTGTTGGCTTTTTCTTCAGATATATCTGAGTTTGAAATGCATCCCTCAACAAATTTTCTTCTTATCTTTGCAATTTTGTCCATCTGTTTTTTGCCAATTACTTTTCTTAGGTCATCAGCTTCGGAAACAGTAAAGCCAGCTAATGCTCTAGCAACAGCTAGGACGTCTTCTTGATATAACATGATCCCAAGAGAGTCTTCAAGAGCTATTTTCATAGAAGGATGGTCATAATTAATTTCAGACCTACCATGCTTTCTATTTATGTAAAGCTTATCCATTCCAGAGCCCATTGGACCTGGTCTATACAAGGATATAAGAGCCATGATATCCTTGATATCTTGAGGCTGAAGCTGGACCATAAGCTGTCTCATGCCAGAAGACTCAAGTTGGAATACTCCTATAGCATTACCTTTACATAGCTCCTCAAAAGTTCTTTTGTCATCGAGAGGTATTTTTTCTAGGTCAATGTCAATTGACTTTGTTCTCTTTACAAGCTGAATACATTCATCTATAACGCCTAGGTTTCTTAAACCTAAGAAGTCAATTTTAAGAAGTCCACATTGTTCTACTCTGCCCATGTCCCATTGAGTAACCATGGGTGAGTCTACACCCTTTTGCATTATGGGAAGATAGTCGGTTAGTGCGTCTCTAGATATAACCACTCCAGCTGCATGGACTCCAGTTTGTCTGACTAAACCTTCAAGACCAAAAGCTGTATCTATTATTTTTTTACTATCTTCATTGGAATTATATTCAGAACTAAACTCTGCTACTTCCATGCACTCTGTAAGACTTTTTGATACACCTAAGACTGGTGGTGGAACAAGTTTAGATACTCTATCTCCCCCGGAAAAATCATATCCTAAGGCTCTTGCGGCATCCCTAATAGACTGTCTTGCTCCAGTCCTATTGAATGTACATATGTGGGCTACGTGATCTGTTCCATATTTTTGACGGGCATACTCTATAACTCTATCTCTATGCCTATCGTCAAAGTCTAGGTCGATGTCTGGCATTGACTTTCGGCCCTCGACAAGAAATCTTTCAAACATAAGACCAAACTTAATTGGATCTAGATTTGTTATGCCAAAAGCATAGGACAATACACTGCCAGCAGCAGATCCTCTTCCCCATCCAACTCTAATATCATTTTCTTTAGCCCATTGAACTAAATCAGATACAACTAAAAAGTATTCTGGGAAACCCATTTCCTTGACAACTCTAAGCTCATAGTTAGCTCTGTCTAAAACTTCTTGCGACAGATCTTCACCATATCTTTTTTTCAATCCATTCCATGCCAGTCTTTCAAAGTATTCAGTTGAAGACTCATTTGTTGGTATAGGAAAGTTAGGGAAATGTATTTCTCCAAATTTAAGATTAACATCTACCATGTCGTTTACATGCATGGTATTTTTAAGATACTCTTCTGTAAAAACTTTAGCCATTTCGTCGTAAGACTGTAGGTAAAATTGATCACCAGAAAAAGAAAATCTATTTGGTGTATTTATGTTGGAGTTAGTTGCTACGCATAGCATTATGTCATGAGCATGTGCGTCGTCTTGATGCACATAATGACAGTCTCCAGAAGGAACCACTTTGGCTCCTATTGAATTAGCTATCTTTATTAGGTCTGGTATGATTCGTAGCTGCTCTTCTATTCCATGGTTTTGAATTTCTATGAAATAGTTTTCTTTACCTACAATGTCTTGCATGGAACTTGCATGCATAAGTGCAGTATTGTAGTCTTTTCTCAGGAGTGCTTGAGAAACCTCTCCATTCAGACAGCCTGATAATACAATTATTCCATCAGAATGTTGAGAAATTAATTCATGGTCTACTCTAGGCTTAACATAGAACCCCTCGGTAAAAGCTCTAGAGGACATTTTAATTATATTGTGATACCCAGTGTTATTTTTTGCAAGTATAGTTATATGATATGGACCTCTTTGTTCCCATTCATTCTTTGACTTGCCAGCTCTTTCCTCTTCGTCTCTATCTAAACGAGTTTTTCTTGCTTGATAGAATTCAGAACCTAATATTGGCTTAACTCCACAGCTCATTCCGGCATCATAGAAATCTAGCCATGAGTGGATATTGCCATGATCGGTCGTAGCTAACCCGACCATGCCAAGATCCTTAGCTCTATTAAGGTATTGCTCTACGCCACCATGTCCATCTAGTGTAGAATAAACAGTGTGGTTATGTAGGTTAGTCCAATTCTTCAACTTATTCCTCTACTATTATCACTTTGTCCCAAGGCTTGATTTCTTGTTTCCCTATAGGTTATTATTACAACTCCACCACAAAATTTACACGGTACATTCTTTCCTTCTTGTGCAAAAGGGCTCCTGTACATGTACTGTTCTGGCTGGTCTGAATGGCACTCACTACAAGTTCCAATAACATCTTCATCATTTTCAATCATTTTTTTCTCCTTTCTTAACTATTTTATATGCGAATCTAATTGGCGATGGTTCATTCTTGTCATTTGTCTCAACAAACTTATCGCCTATCTTTACCCACTTTTTCTTATATTCCAATGAGCAGTCTCCACAACCAACGCCGGCTGAGTTAGCTCTAGCGCAGGTATAGGGTCTTCCTCCTATCCCTATTTCTCTTCTTTTTATCCAGTCTTCTATGTGAGCAGAAGACTTCTTGGGATTATAATCGTCACACTTTGATAATACTTCATGTAGATATTGTACCGATTCATCAGTGTAAGTTAATATAGAGCAAAGAAATAGTCTAGACTCATGATCGATATGATGGTTTTCAGTCGCTTCTTTTTCTATTCTAGAAAATGCTGAGCAGCTGTTTAATAAATTTTTCTTATCAAAGACTTTATTTCGATCATCAAAATTAACCCTACCATTTGAACCAAACTCATTAAAATAAGCTAATACATCCTTTGGCTTATTCTTTTCTTCTTCCATTTGATAAGAGTACTGCCTAAACCATTCGTTAGCAGTAAAGTTAAACTGTTGTTCAGGAATAGAATTGTCCTGTAACACAGAAGAGTATTCCGTTATCGATTCTATATCGCTGAATAAAATTTGTTTACTTAATTTAGTTTTAAAAAGACCAGTATCTTGGTGTTTAGTTCCAGGTAATCTCCACATTCTTCTGGCATCATATACAGAAAAGTCTAAAGAATTTAAGTTCAGACTTACTGATAAGTCTTTTGCTATATATCTATATAAGGTTGGAAGTCTATTTGATGGATTTATGCCCAAAGCTAAAGCTTCACATTCAATATGGAAACCTTTTTTACCTGTGTAATAAACTATTATTGATTCTTCTGGTATAAAATTTAACAAATGAAGATACAAAGTTTTAGCTTCTTGCCAAGAAATACTTATGTCGCTATTGTCTATATCGAAATATAAAGAACCCAACCTAGTAGCCTTGGAAAGATCTTGATCATCAAAATGCCAGATAGAACTGTATATTCCGGTATTGTCATACTTGTCAGAATACTTTTTAATTACATCTACATCAAGAAGAATTGGAAAGTCATTTTTCTTTTCTCTAATGACTCTTTTTAGTTGTGGAATGTATCTAGCTATTTCTAAATATCTCCACTTATATGTGTACTTAGATGGATCACTTGATATTTTCATGGCAATTTACAACTACCTTCTTCATTTCCTGAAGTAAATAAAACGTATCTCTGACTATTCTTTATCTGATCTGAAAAAGACCTATAGTAAACTGACTCTTCTATTAGGTAGTCTAGGCTGTCGAGTACAAAACTTCTAATTAATACTCTATCTTTAATTATATCTTCCATCGTTCTTCTATTATATCTTCACCATCAACAATATAGTGAACTTTTGATGCAACATTATCAGATAAGTGAACAATTATATCTAAATACGTAATTGGCACGGTCTCTGGAACGGGAGACCACGGCCCTAGATGGCATCTAACTAATCTAAGAATCGATTGAACAGTTTCCTCTGGGACAAATAGGGTAGAAGATTGTGCTTCTCCTGCATATTTTTTATCATACTCTTGACACTGTTGAACGAATTTCCCAACAGTATAGGGATGCATTGGGTCATAAAAAAAATGCTTCTTATCGTTATCTAAGGTACCCTTAGTTATGTCATGCAATAAGCACGCAGCGTAAACAAGATCTCTTTCTTCTGAAGATAGAGAATAAGAATCTGAAATTATTTTAGCTGTTCTAACAACTCTTTTTGTATGAAGAACATTTCCCCCAGAATTATGTTCATCACTAGGATGATACTTTCCAGAGAAGCTTGATGGTATAGTCCAAAAGCCATCTGCTCTTAGCAAGATTGATTTAACAAAACTCTTAATATTGCTATCTGATATCATTTCTATTTCATGAAATAAAGGTTCAAGTATTTTTGATTCCTCTTCAAGAGAAATTGAATCTGATTCTTTATTTAAAATTTCATCTAATATTGAATCTTTAGCCAACTTTAAACTTCCCAATCTTTCCAGTTAGAACAAGGTTTATCAAAAGGACACTTTTTGCAATACGAGGTTAGACCTCTTCTTGGCACATACTTGTCATCCTCTTGTACGACGCTACACCAATACTTCAAAGCTTTAGTATCATCTTCATTTAACTCGTATTCAGAAAATTTTTGAGAAGAAGAAAGTAAGTCGTAGTGACCGAATCTTGTTTTACTTATTTTAGTTGGAAACTTATGTTTAAAAGCTTCATAAAGTATAGAGAAGTCCATTTGATAAAGAGATGTATGTGAATTCCTAAAGTTAAAAACCCACTTGTAAACAAAGTACTCATTGTTTTCAAACGTTATTAAATCAAATTTACTATTAATTTTTATAGACTTATCTAATGGTAGGTAGAATTGTTGATCAATAGCTATTGGTATAGCATTTGATTCTGAATGCTTATTGTAAAAGTCAAGTAGTGACGCAGAAGCTCTAGATGTAAAGCTAGCTGTGTTTCCGTAGAAACTTTCATGCTGTTCATGTATTATGTCGTAAGCTGTTGCGTCTTTACTGAACCACAACTT